TGTCCGCATTAAGGCCCAGCGCGGTCTCAACAGCGTCCGGGTCGAACGCAACCCGGTGATCGTGGCGCTCAACATCGGTCCCCTCGGCCAGCGCGGCGGTCAGGGTGTTATTGCAAACCACGCGGGTATTCACGGCGGTGAACAAGTTCGCCTCGCGCCCGGTGTGGGACAGGCTGAACAAGGGCCGCGACGTGATGCGGTCCTCGCCCGGCAGAACAGCGTCGGTGTCCGCCTCAAGCTGAACCCATATCTTAGCCCCGCCAAACAACGCCCCGGCGGTTACAATCTCATAACCGTGACGGCGGCGGATGTTGTCCGCGAGCTCGAGCGCCTCGGAGTTCTGGACCGGACGCCACTGCCCGGCGATGTACGGTCCCACCACGGCCCCGGTATCGGTCCGGGCGATGTGGAAAGAGTCTTCAATCGCCGCGCCGTCCGCCTTGTAATTCGGCGACACCTCGATCTGGTAGTTCAGACCAGCGGCCTCGGCCCAGACATCTATGTTTGCGCCGGGGTCCACAATCTGCGGGCGCGTCTCATTGGCGTGCCACGGCGGCTGATCGCCGTTCAGGTATGCCATTGCAACGCGACCGTCTGCGGAAAAATCAAGCTCATGTGCCATTGGTTTGTCTCCTATTAGGCATGCGGCGGAAGTGCCGCACGCATGTTCTCGCACATAATCGCATGCCGCACAACCCCTTTTCTCAATAAAAAAAGCGCCGCTCGAGGCGGCGCTAGTTCTCACACAAGGAAACAGGTTGTTATCGGCGACGGCGTCGGCGGACAGGGCGGCTGTTAGCCCGGCGGGCTAGATCATCATAGTCCGAGCCGTAAAGCAGGCGACCGATCAACGTGAATAGAAACATGCGTTCTCTCCCTTAGAACAAGTTGAAGGTTAGATGGTACAGGTACAGGTACGAAACAAAAGTGACCGTGGCAAACAATGTCGTGACGATACGGTTTAGCCGCTTAACAACGTGAGGGGGAAGAGGTTCTCTCATGTCCTGACTCCTTTCGCTCAATGGCGGTCGTCTCGGCGAAATCGCAGTTGGCGCAGCAAACATTGTCATACGACGCCAGCACCTCACCGCTTTCATCGACATAAGCGTCGAACCAGAGGTCACCGCTGCCGCATTCAGAGCAAATGTATCGCGTGTCGCTCATGCCGCAGCCCGTTCGATAGGAACGTCTCCCTCGTCGCGGTTCCACTGATAGGTGACCGGGTCTTCGGTCTCCTCCACCTCATAACCTGTCGGCATAGTCCATGCCGCGAAGCGGTCGGCGGCGCTGTTCAGCGCTTCCTCACGGGTTGCGAACACCTGCGCGTTGGTGGCGCGGTCTCCTGCCGGGAAAGTAAAATAGATTCGATAGTTCATGTCCTGACTCCTTGGTTAGTTGGACTATGCGCTTTTATCGGACCCCGGCCCAAAGATCAACCGAAAAATGTTCGCCCAGTTTACGGGCTCTTCCTCGAGCGCTGCCGGGTTGATTTTGTCCAGACCTTCCATGCGGAGATCGACGGCCTGCCGGGCAGGATACAGATAGACTTGAGCGGGATCGGTCATCACCCGCTGCCGCTTCACCAGTATCCAACAGGACGAGTGCTGGTGCTTGGTCAGGAAGGACACCTGATGCGGACGGAGCTCGACCGCATGGTTCGTAGTGGCTTTGAGTTCGATAAGATGAAAGCGGCCCTCGGCGTCACAAACCATCAGGTCAGGAACGCCGGGCATCGCCCACGTTTCAATCCTCGTCGGGATCAGCGCCGTCGAGTACCTCTTCATCGCCTCCTTCACCTGACGATAGAAGCCGCTCTCTCGCTTTTGAGCGGTTCGAGGCATTTGGTTCGGACTCCGGGGTAACATCGATGGTGATCGGGGCATAGCTCTGTTTGATCTCCTCCAAGGCTCGCATGACTTCTTCCTTCGACATCGAGTCAATGCTGCCGTGTCTGATCTCTGACTTACTAACGTAGATATCTCCCTGCGCCTGACCGCGCCGATACTCGGCTTGTACCGCAGCGCTATAAGCGCCGTTCTGCAAAGCCATATCCCGGATGGTCTGTAGGTCACGGAGGTGGCGGCGATAGCTCACGCCGTACTTCTCATCGAGCTCGGCTCGATACTCACGGATCGCCTTGCATACATGCGGGGAGATGTGGGGGTTGGTGAGCTCGTAAGCTCGAGTGTGGGCCGCCCCGGCACTGTACCCAGCGTTGATAGCCGCTTCACGCATTGTGATCTGGCCGTCCTTGGAAACAAGCTCCTTCACGAAGAGCTCCTGTTTCCGGGTCAGGGGGCGGTCAATAAGCTCTCGGCTCTTGGCCTTGTGGGGTCTGTTTTTCATCGGCATCCTGTAGGCAGTTAATTGGCGTACATCCTATACCAAGCCCGGTTCCGGTGTATATAGGTAGGAAATTGAAAAATATTTTTTTCCGGCTCAGATGCCATTAAGCCCGATTTGGGTTCTACATATGGTTACATTATTGGATTCAAGGTGTAACCTCTAATATGTACCCTAAGAATCTATATATTATATACAGTTACCTATACTAGTTACACGGTTACACTGGTTACGGGTAGTTTATGAAAAAATAAAAAAAATAATCTGGGAGCTATATATAACCGTTTCCGTTTTTTGTAACTCGCCCCGAGCGGCCCAGTTTTGGGCCTAACCCTTTGATCCTGTTCATCTTTCCCGTTTTCGGGACTACTCAGAAGAACCGTGGGCCGTGATTGTCGGTACTTTTTCTGCTGACTAACGTATGGCGACGCGCTCTCGGCGGCACCGTATTATGGTGAGGTATGCTGCATCCTCTCCCAGCTTGTGGGAGGCGATGACTGCTTCATTCTCCGTCGCGAAGAGGGTGTTCGCTCGAAACCCTGCCTCCCACAACAGGCCCTTTACTCGGGCGCGTTCGTCGAGGCTACAGTTCGGGTGGGTCTTTACGATGTATCCGGTTTTTAGTTTTGCCATAGGTGACTCCTTGTGTGAGAGGCCCACGGCTCATCTGAGTAGTCTTTTGGGTGGAACTGCTCGGAAGAACCGTGGGCCGTGGTTAAAGCTTACTTACGGATGCAGTTGAAGGTGATGGCTTGCGGCTCTCGAGGCTGCGGCCTGTCGTCTTCCACCAGAGCGTAATAGCTCTGAAGCCCTATTTTTTTGTTCCGAAGAACCCTCAGGGCGACCTGACCTTCGCTCAGATCAACGGGTTCGCATTGTCCGTACCATTGACCTCCGGGGAAGGTCTCTCCGTTCCTCTCGACGGTATCGAGAATTAGCGGCGGCACGGAACACGACCACTCCCAATCGTCGTTATTATTGGTCCGGATGTAGACCTTCCAGACCATCGACTTCTCAGTGGGGTTTTTAACCATAGGCGACTCCTTGTGTGAGAGGCCCACGGCTCATCCGAGCAGTTCCTATTTACGATGTCCAACAGCGGAGGGCTTTTCTCGCCCTTCTTTATTATGTCTTATCTTATCGCATATTATAGGACATGTCAACAACTAATTATCTCTTATATATCAAGGACTTAGCCCTACCCCAGATTAGAACAATTCTAGAACGGCACGACGAGCTCGTGATCGAGCTCCGGGTCGAGGCCCGTGAGCCGTGTATCGAGAGCCGCGGCCCGTGCCATATCGCCCGCCCATGCGGCGTCGTCGGCAGCGCGTTGCAGTTCGCGTCGGAGGCTGGCTTGGGTCTGCCATGTGTTGGGGGCATGGGGATTTATGTTGCACCGCACAATAGAAGAGCTTATATCATTGTGAAAGGAGATTATTGACATGGCATTTCTCACAGGCATCGCTTTTGATGTTTTTATCTCGGACCACCGTTACCGTAGCTGGCTTGCTGGGGTGTGGTCTTCTATCAAGAAGGGGGTAGTGGCTTATGGAACCGCTCGTGCTAAAGACGCTATTCGGCACCATCACGTTTTCTAAGGATGGTGTTTCGTTCGATGGCCTGACGTTTAGCTGGGACATCAAGGCAAAGTAAAAGGGGGCCTCGCGGCCCCCTTTCTGATTCCGGGGTTTTATTCGAACACCGTTTGGGGATGATCGAGGGCGTTATCCAGCTTGAGCATGACGGCTGAAATATCCTCGTCAGGGAATTGAGCGTAAGGCTCGTCTTGCCCCGTGTCTTCGATTTGCTGCGCCCAACGGAGAGCAATGGCGGCATTGCGGAGAATGTTGATCTCCCAATCGCTGAACGCGATGTTGTTATCCAATTTTCTTTCCTTCCATTTCACGAACCACGGTCGAGAGCTTGTAATGGGCCTGCGTCAGCTTCTGGTATTCCGACATGAACAGGTCGCCGTCGCACTCCATCATCTGATGGACCGGGCTTTCCAGCAGCTTGTCGAGTCGCCGCAGGAACTCAGGCACGCTGACCTCTTCCTTGTAGGCCCACGTTACCGTGCCGGTGATACGCTCTTTG